CATAATGACTCCTTATTAGTTTGATTTGAGCAACGAGAGGAAATTTTTAAACTCGCGTACCTCTGTATTATAAAGGTTCGCTTTACTAGCTTTTTTAATTTCGGTCTCAATTTGTTCAATTTGTCTAGCTTCAATAATACCGTTATTCCATACCCATTCTACGCCTTCCATAACTCCATTTACAAATGCTGATGGAGCAGATGGGTCTTGCACAATGTCTACTGCGTTAAGAATAAAGTCGTCTTTGACGACCATTGCGTTATTATTTCTTTCTAAACTTCCCATACCACGAGTTGAAACACCTAATTTGACACCGCCATCAAGAAGTCCTTTTACAATTTCCCCCATTGGTGTAGTCAAAATAGTTGCCTTGCCCATAACATCATTTCCCTCAAACGTGAGAGATTCAATCTTATGAGAAACTTTGTCGAGATTTACGGTAGGTCCGTCAGGATGATTTAGTTCTCCAACTGCTCTTCCTGTTTTCACTTGTTCTGTATCATATTTACTGACCGCTTTTTCCATAACCGGTCTTGGATATACCCTACCATTTCGATTCTTTTTTTCTGCTTGCATAAAAATACCCTCAATGGCATAATTCTTTTTACCATTTTTCTCTTCGGTTATTACCTGCAAGTTATTTTCAGTATATTCTGCTATTAATTTCATATTATTATCCTTTTGGATAAGTTACTTTTGTTAATTTTACGGCAGTATTTGCCGCATGTATTTTATCACCAAGAGCTTTTGGTATTAAAACTGTTTCTCCTGCTGCTAATGTCATTGTTGCACTATCTGTAAAATCTGCTTTATAATATCCTAATAGATAGGCAGTTGTTGCATGCGTATTTACTGCTCTTACAACTCTGGCGTTACTTACAGTGGTGGCTGAGCCGGCACTGTCTGGGGCGTTGATTTCAACTGATTTGGGTTTATAGAAGTCTACCATTTGTCGTTCCTTTATACATAGGTTTACATTTATTTATAATCCTAAGTTTTTTTGGTAATCGTGTGCTTTTAAGGCGTGCAGGAATTAATATACAGGTTTTATTCCTTGTCGTCTTCATCTTCCTCACTGGATTCATTATCTACATTTTCCTCAGATTCCTCTTCGTCATCTTCAATCGCAGCATTAATCTCTTCATCTGATAATTCAACCTCATCATCATCTTCAGGTTGGACACCATTGAATATCTGACCCGCCATTTTTATTTTTTCTTGGTCAAGTACATCATTTTGCTTTTGTGCTAATGTTTGATGTAATATTTTTTCGGCATTATTAAGGTCACCTTTTAAAATATCATCTATTAAATCTAATTGTATTGCATCATCAGCCATAATTTATCTCCTTTTTAAAGCTCATCGTCATCGTCACCACCAGCTTCTTTTTCGGCAGTGATTTGGTCTTGCATTGTTTGAACATCTTCTTCAGACATTCTTAGTATATTTTTCATAATCCATTCTTTAGAGTAGTATTCGCCTACATAATTTTGGACCTGGTCAAGAGTTTGAACTCTTTCTCGCATAAGTTCAGCTTCTCTTAATTCGTAAAAATTGTTATCCTTGAGATAGTCAACAATAATATCACTTTTCCAATTATTCCAATCATCTTCAGTGATAATACCTTTTAACATTAATTGTTTTTTAAGTATATCTTTAAATAGATATGAAAATCTTGCTCTTAGTCTATCAATAAACTTTTGAAACTTAACTTCATCTCTATTTATTTCAGTAGACCTTCCTATTGAAAATTGAGATGATTCTGTTTCTAGTCTACTGATTGGCACATTTAGTGAACGATATAATCTTCTTTGGAAATAAATAATATCATCTATTTGTCCTAGGTTATCGCCACCTGGTAATGTAGAGATTTCAGTTCCTCGACCACCTTCACGTCTTGGTAGCCAGAAATCTTCTAACATTGACATATGTTTTCTATCATCACGAATTTGTCCAGTATTTGCATCATAAACAAGTTTATTACGATACCTAGACATAATTTGTTTCATATATTCCTCTGCCTTACCTTTTGGTAAGTTACCAACATCAATATAGAATATTCTTCTTTCCGGTTCTCTTGCTAAACGATAGATAACAAGTGCATCTTCCATCATTCTTAACTGATTAATTGGTTTTAATGCTTTGTGAAGATATGATATAACTCTTCTTCTGCCTTCATCTAAAAGACCAGAGGTTACATAATTAACTGAATCTTCTGTTAACCTTACACCACTTGTATATTGACCACCTTTTTCTTGGTAAATATAATATTCATTTACTTTTGTGACCAGTTTAGCACCAGTTTTTTCGTCCTTTTTAGTTTTAACCTCTTTTACTTTTCGTATTTTTGCAGAATCAATAGGTCTTATCTCTTGTATTCCTGCCTTTAAATTTGTTTCATCTACAACTAGATGATGATATATTCTTCCATCAACATAATATCTTCTAAAAATATCATGTCCGTTCTCGTCAAAATTTAACATACTATAAATGTTATCAAATTCTTCTTTTATTGTTTGTTTAATTTGGTTTGATGTATCAACATTATCCAATATAACATCAATAGACTGTTTTAATTCACCTGATGTGACTGCAGCATCAATAATATCCTCAATTGCCATATCAACTTCGGGATGCATTGATACACCACGATATTTCATAATAAGGTCTCTATTATCCTTAACCCTATCCTGGCCATCTATATCAACATACTGTCCATAATATGAACCAGAAGCTGTTACGTAACCTGCACCATCTTCGTCCCTTGGTGGGACAATCGATGGTCTGTCCTTCATAGTGTCATCTTTGTTGGATTGTTTTTTGATTTCAAAACCAAATAATGTAAAGCCGTTATCTGCCATGTAAAATTCCTATGTTACTATGGGGGCCTTTCGACCCCCTGTTAGTAATATTTATCTCAATATTAAGTAGTGGTTGGCAATGGTGCCAATGCTTCCCAATATTGATAATTGAACTCGACTGTGTATTCTTCAATAGCATCTGTCGTATCGTATGACAGTTCTATTGCACCTATATTTAAAGGATATGCACCTCTAAATGTATATGTTTTTAAAGAATCACCATTTCTGTCTAATTGTTCAATTCTTAAGTCTGCTTCGTAATCAATTGGTGATGTTAAACCGGTATTAGTTTTAAATCCATTAATACCATTTGTCCATCTTTCCATAGAATTCCTAACAGCGAAGTCTGTATCATTAATGATAGTTGCAGTCCATGTTTCAAATGTTCTGTCACCTGCCATTTTTAATATTCTTCCTCTGTAAGGTACATCTATTGTACCCATTGTTGAACCTGGTAATTGAGCTGCCTTACATAAGAATGAAGTTAGCTCTACATCACCATTTGCATATGAAGGGAAGTTAATCGTCGCCTTAAAATAATTGGGACGAGCACCACCACCACGAAGCTTAGATTTAAAGTCGTCTACGCCTAGTATAGCCATTGGTTACCTCCTTACACTGTACCCACAACTTCTTCAAACTCTACACCGGTTCTAACTGCAACAAAATTAAGTGTTACATAGTTAATTGACCGGGCAGGTTTAATGAAGATGGAGGCCTTAAATTCATTTCTATCAATTACTGCTGGAGTGTTATTTGTTTCGTCACAAACAACTCTAAAGTTAGTAATACCTCTTCGTCCTTGGACTTCGCGAAGTAATGGTTCAATAATGTTTACGAATTCAGCTCTTGTAAACTCGTCGTTAAACTCAAAGATGACTGTTTCAGCGGCCCTTGAAATTGCTCTTTCAAGTACCAAGAATAGCCTTCTTACATTAATCCTATCAAACGCAGAAGGTCTTGCTAGTTTGGTTTTATCACCAAACAGTACAATTCCTTGTCCTGGTATATTAGCAACAGGGTTTGCACCAGCTTTGTACAAAGAATCTCTTTGTGCTTTAGTTGGTATGTAATTAATTGCTGTTACGCCAAGATATGTTCCTCTTCTCTGTCCAGCAGGACTGAACCAAGGAGCTCTATCTCTATCTGTGGCTGCCATTATACCGGCTGTTGATGAAGATGCAGGGATTTCAATAAATTGATCGTTAAACTTATCATACACTTTTAAGTAATTGGCATCAAGTACCAGGTATGATGAATTTGTTAGTGCTTCGGCTGTTGCTACAATATTAGTTGTAACAGTTGCGGCATTTGTTTGTCCGACAACATCACTTCTTTTTGGTGAAGCAACTGCAATACAGTCTTTTCTAGCTGTTGCACTTGCAACAAGGTCATTCACAATGGTTGTATGTGCTGAACTTGTAGCATCTGGAGCAATTAAGAAATCAATTTCGACAATATCTTTATCTTCAAATAGGTCAAATCCTGTAGCAACTTCTGTAGCAGTAAGAGTTGCAGAATTTACACCACTTGCAAGTTCGATATCAGTTGTTTTGGTACCAGTAAAGGTACGAGAAGACGCTATTTCACCAAAGTTTGCATGAGTTGAGTCAACAGCATTAACCATGTAAACAAAACCTGATGTTGAGTTAATTACATCTTTTGCAAAGATTGATGTTCCGTCAGCAGCCTTAGCATCAGAAGCTTGAGAAACAAAAGGATATCTCTCTAAAACTTCGCCAGGCGTACCTGTAAATAATCCGTCTTGGTCCACAACAACTATGTGCATTTCATCGTTGGTTCCACTTCTATTCGTTGCATATGTTGAAGTGCTTGGGAATGCATCGAATGAAGAACTAAATGACCAGCCATTATAAATCGCATCAGCGGAGTCTGCGCCTGGACATAAACTTACTTTTAAACTATTTCCTAAAGCACCAGGAAATTTTCCTATAAAGGTAAATCCTTGTGATATTAGGGATGATTCATTTGCATCAAAAGATGCCGTGTTATCAATTTTATTAACAAAACTTGCCGCAGAATCAGAGGCAGATTTGAATAGAGTTCCATGTGAATTTCTTGCTACACTAGTTGCCTGACGAGCAACTTGTAAATTATTACCATATTTTAGGTAATATGCAGCGGTATGAAAATCTATTGTATTGAAGGAGTCTGGATTGGCAAAAGTATCAACAAGTTCGGTTTCATTTGATACTTGCACTCTTTGCCCTACTGGACC